ACCATCTTCCCCTTTAAACCCCTTTAAGACGTCTAATTGGCCCATACCAATAGCTCTATGTTTTTTAATCGCGTCAGTATGTTCTTGTGATGATATTGCTAATCGTTCAGCAATCTGTTTTTCACTATCTCCAGCCATCCAACCGTGGAGTAATGTTATACGTTTAGATATTTCGCGTAGGCCAGCTTCATTTCTAGCATTAGACTCTACCATAAATCGTGGGGCTTGCTGCTCCATTTTCTCACGATGTTCTTTAGTTTCTTTAGTACTATCTGCTTCTTTTTTTGCAGTTATTCTTCGAGAATTAAAGTCATTAGCTAATTGAACCATTTCAACTGCTTTTAGGGTGGCAACATTTTTATTAAGATCATTTAAGACTTTAGTCATCTTCTTGAATTGACTATCGACACTAGTCATAGCCTGACTACCCTTTTCAGCTAGGCCGGAAGCCCTACGTTCTGCCTCATTACTCTTCATTCTATCAGGGGTAACCCCTGTTAATTTTTTACCCGCCATTTTCCCTATCCTCGTTGATTTGCTTAATCACTAAACTAGTATAAATCTCTCTTTCCCATGGTAACATATTATCTAATTCATATAAACTATATTTGTACTCTCCCATCAATGAAAAATTAAGTCTATAATGAGACTCTAGTGATTCATGCGAAAGAGCTAGATAAAAAAATCTACTAACCCTGTATAATCATATTTATTTTTATTACCACACTTACTACATGTAAATGTATCTTCATAATATACAAATGGAGCATCTACCATATATCCTAATGCATCTGAAAACTGAGGGGAACTTAATCCCTCAATAAATTCTATACGCTCTTCTATAGGAACATTTTTTGCATCAAATACTTCTTCTCCATAATAAATTGTAACAAGCCCTGTAGCTACATTTTTAATTAACATATCACTAGTATTCATATCTTCATCAAATGATAATCTATCATTCCAAGTTGGAAATGATAATTCTAATGATAATTCCTTTGATAGTTTAAGTATCCCATCCTTATCTTCATTATTTGCTACTATAACTTTATCAAGGGAAACACTAACATCACTAATATGTGAACATTCTTCATTTTCACATGAATGTTTAACCTTAACAGTTTCCCCCACTGACTTACTTCTTAATTGCAAAAATATATACTCTACATCATATACTCTATATTTTTTAATTTCTTCAGGGTCTTTATCAAGGCAACTAGCTACAATATTTAATATGCCGTCTTCTACTTGTTCTATATCTTCTGATTCCATCGCAATCATTAAAACCTTTTCTTCTTTGACCATATATGGTCGATAATTCAATACCTCTTGGGTTGATGGTACTGTTAATCTGTACGTAGGTACAGATAACGTTGGTAATGTATTCATAATATATCTCCGTTAATAATTATATAAATTGTCCTAAAGTTCCTTTTATAATATCTTTGCCTCTACCTATTAAATCTGTAAAACCATCTAGTAAGCCTTGCTCTTGCCAATCATCAAATGATAATGTAACCGAACATAATAGTAAAGCATTTTCTGCAGTATTAGATAATTCTATAGCATTAATAGCTAAAGGGAAAGCATTCTTTAATTTAATGCTATAAGCTGGTATTATATCATTTGAAGGGGTTAATTGTTGAATGGTCACATCAGTAACATAATCATCTTTATAATTAACTTTTAATGAGCCTTGATCAACTACCATCTGCTGCCATTGGTCAAAATACTTACGAGCATAATAGTCATTTGTTAATACAAATGAAATAGTTACTTCATCTACCATATAAGAATAAGGTTTCTTAATAGCTTTATGCCTAACAAATGACTCCATTGTGGCAATACGCTTACCGGGAAGTTGAACACTTTCACATAGTAAGAACATATCTCTAGGGTCATTAATAAAGGCCATAGGATCCATAGTACCCCCACTTAAATAAGAACCAGCGGCATTAGATATTAATCCACCTATATCAGTATTAAGTAGGCCAACCCCCATAGATCCTTTCATCTTAGGATGGGTAATGTAAATAGCAAAGCGATTAGCCCTAGCTACTCCCCCTCGTTTTCCAATGGTGGCTTTTAAATCGTCTATATTTCCTGGTAATGACATTAGTATTTACTCCTTGAGTCTTTCCAGACTTGTGTTTTCTTTTTCTTAGCAAAGTTTTCGGTTGGTAAGAATATTGCAATATCCCATTCGCTTGCTTCTACTTTCATAATCTTAGATTCTACATGTTCTGTTAAATAATGCTTAAAGCAGGGGGCAAAGTATTTAAATTTAGTAGCCCCTTTTAATAAATTATAACTTAATTTCATCCTAGTGGTTTCATCAAACTTGTTATTATTAGTGAGGGCGGTTAACCTATCTAATAATATAGCCCTATGTTTAAGGGGGAGGTAATGTAAATTTAAACCATAAAATCCCCCTGGGGCTTGCTGCACCATAATGATCAAGGGGAATCTATCATAATAGGGTAGGGTTAATCTATTCTTTGGATCATAGATATACATAAACATATCACCAATACGAGGCCTCTGCTTTTTAACTAAGCGATCATCCTTCAGCATTTGATGCATATTGATCTTACCCATATTTTTCATCTTTTGCCTGAACCACTTTGATGCCTCCTTAGATCTTGCTTCTAGACCTTTGCGGAATGCTTCACTTTCTAATTTATCGAATAGACTTGCCATATACTTATTTATATGGTTTCTTCTTGATTCGTTTGAAAGACTTCCAAGGTTTCTTCTTCTTCCCCGTCATTAAATTAATACCAAAACCCTCTAAAGTCTTTTCCGTCCATATCTCAAACTTCCAATTACGATCATCACAATACCTCTTAGCATATTTCCATTTAGAAATATTCTTCATATAGGTTAAGGCTTCATTAAGGCTCTTTTTCTTAGGCCGTTGGGTTTGCTTATGAGGTTTAATCTCAACTAAAACAGTGGTGCCATCTTTGAACTTAATAGTCATATCAATAAAATACCTATGGGGCTTCCGGTCGGTAGCACATATATAAGGTATGATAGTCTCTTCAGAATTCCACCAAGCTATCTTAGGGTGTTTTTCCACCCACTTAAAGGTTTGTTTTTCCCAATAGGATCTATAAGTCACCTTGGTATGATCCCCTTTATATTTTTCAGGATATCTTACTTTGTATTTGCCTTTATAAGTCTGCATACATTTATTTATTAAAGGGCTATAAATAACCTTATACAATTACAGGTTTTTAAGTTATGGCAAATATTTTCGAAACTATAGCATCCGGAGTACGTGACTTTGCTGGAGATATATCAAATGCCTTTAATAGCAAAACAACCCCGTCAGGCCCTGGTAAATTCTTAGCATACCCAAATACATTAGGAGATATATCATCAGCAATAGTATACGATAGTGATCATTTTGATCCTCATACTAACAACCTTATAAGGAAAAGTAGTTTTTCAGCAGCAACTGGTAAAACTACTAATAGACAACCTCTTAATCTAAGTGATAGGATTAATGAGAGAAATACACCTACAGCCGCTATAGAACCATTTATTATGATGGAATTCTATAGAGTTATTGAAGCAGAAAATCTACTAGGACCTAAATCGCTGGCCGGGGTAGCTTTAAAGGAAAATGCTGCTTTGCGTAGAAGTATGAGTGTTGAAACCCATGGCCAAGTAGGCCATTTGGCACATGGTAATAAGACGGCTATAGCAGCTGCTAACCGGAAAATTCTTGCAAATGAAAAACTAATTAGTAGTAATAATAAAAGAATTGATAGACTTATACACACTAGGGTACTTAATAAAACAATAGCTATGTATATGACTGCTGGTATTGGAGTAAATGATACAATGAATTATGACCAACAATCTAGAACAACTGCAGCAGTTTATGATTCTATGCGAGATGGCTTCCTTGATGGTACATTTAAAGATAAAGGGGAAGCAGCAAATTTTTTAGGAAACAAAGGGAGTGGTAGTACTTTTAAAGAGGATATTAAAGTTCTAAGTTCTGGCCAAGCAGCAAAAGTTGGTGGATTATTTGGTTGGGGAGCTAGTAAACTAGGGAAAGGTGCTAATAACCTAGTTGGTGCTGCCCTTGGTGGTGGTTTTGCTGATATTGCTGGTGATGAACAACTACGTAATATGGGTAAAGCATTAAATCCTAATGAATATATGCAGTATAAGAATACTGCTTTAAGATCATTTAATTTTCAATGGAAGATGTTACCAGATAGTGCTAAAGAATCTGAGGATTGCCAAGAAATTATTAAAATATTTAGAGGCGCAGCTCATGCCCATAAAAAAAGTGATATAACTTTAAGTGTACCAGATTACGTGCATGTATCATTCCATGGAGTGGGAGGTATGGTTAACATGCCAGCATGTGTAATATCAAATGTATCAATAGTATATAACCCTAATGCTGCTTCGTTTTTTAGACAGAATAATAATCCGGTAGAAATAGATGTTACTATTACCCTATCTGAGATTGTACCTATATATCGTGATGATGTAGAATTAGGAGGATTATAATGAGTTATTTTAGTAATTTCGAAACTATACAGTATGACCTTAATGGTGATGGTATATATGATACTATAACTAATCTTACATCTTTAGTAGCATCATCCCCTGCCCGTTTAGATAATATATCATATTACGATACTATATTAATTACTGATGGGGAAAGACCAGAACAATTAAGTCAAAGATTATATGGAACCCCTTCATATTATTGGACCTTTTTGTTAATTAATCCAAATATTAAAAACGTTTGGAATGATTGGCCTAAGAATGAAAATCAATTATTAGAATATAGTGTTAAGAAATATTCTGATTTAGCTGTACTTGCTTGTAATACCACTGACGACTTAGTTGGGCTATTTAGGCCAGTAGATGCTGAAGGTAATGAAATTAAAGAATTCGTTATTGGTGATGCCTCTGGCGCGGTTGGTAAGATAATGGCAGTACATACCAATAAGAAATATTTAACAATTGAATTAATCTCAGGGGCATTTAAAGCTGATGGGGAAGTTATTAGAGGGCAGACATCTGGTAATCTAATAAATGCATCCTCTATTGTTAGTAGGGCTTATGCTCCAGCTTACCATGTCGATGAGTTTACAGGGAAGATAACAAACCCAAGGGTCCATGGTACTTATGCAGTTACAAATATTGCACATGAAACATATCAAAATGATATCCATAGGAGAATTAGAGTAATTAAACCTGAAATTATTAGTGAATTTATTGATACATTTAATAAAGAGCTTGCTGGATAATGAAAGTAACTAATTTAAAAATTGGTATTGTTAATGATAATGGCGCCATAAATAAAGATATAACAGCCTTAGTATTAAATATTAATATTACTGAATCTTTATATGGAGATCTATCTGCATATCTAGAAATCGTTGATGGTATAGGGGCCTTAGAAGGATATATTAATACCCAAGCTAAAATTATAATTGATTTTACATATTTAGATAATAAAGTACAGCAACAATTTATTATTGATGGGGTTAGACACGTTGATATATCATCTAATATTCATAAGAAAACATATGTTATTAATCTAAAGTCTATCAATACTGTTATCGATAGTATGTCATTATTATCAAAGGCCTTTGTTGGAAAGAGTACTGAAATCATTAAAAAAATATATAATGAATTCTTTGGGGACTTAGATATATATGGGGATTCATTAACTAGTGGCCACTATATATGTCCTAATATATCTCCTAAGAAAGCTATTAATAGAATTATAAGCCAAGCTTATGATACAAATAATAATCCATTCTTTTTGTTTCAAAGGTTGGGTAAAAATAATGGGTGTTTAGAAACATTAGGGTTTATTAAATCACAACCAGTATTTTTTAAAGTAGAACCTACAATAACAGATTTAAAATTAAATGAAATTACTAGTCCTTTAGCTACTATTGGTCAACCCTCCCATATTATAATTCATTCAGATAATGATGGCTCTACTAAAAAAATAGCTAAAGGTATATTAGGTAAGAATTTTAATAAATTAGACCTATCTAATTCTGGGATATCTAATAAGAAATATGGAATTACTACAGGGGCTATTAGTATATCATCACCATTTAGGCCTGATATGTATACTAATAGCGTAGATCCATTATTAAATTCTGGGGATATTATGGAAGTGGCTTTAATGAATACTATATTAAGCGAAATGGATCAACAGTTATCAACGGCTTATCAATGCATTGCAATACCTAATTTATCTGTAGGGTATATAGTCGATCTAGTTATTGGTAGTAATAATGTTGGAATATCTGATGTTAATAGTAAATTTGGTGGGCCATGTATAGTATCTAAAATTATCCATAGAATTGACGCGGGTGATTATACACAGACAATTGACTTAATTAAAGGTAATTAAATTATGAAGTTATATTACGGCATTGTAGAAAATATTGATGACCCCGCCCAACTTGGTAGGGCCCAAGTTAGAGTGATGAATGTACATGATGAAGATAAGGCTAAAATTCCTACTGAATCATTAGCATGGTCATTAGTAATGGCAGGGACAACCACCCCAGGTATTTCTGGAATAGGCCATTCAACTTACCTATTACAAGGGGGTTGGGTTGTTGGTACCTTTATGGATAATGACCTACAAGACTTTATGATTATGGGTACCCTTCCTACTGTTAGTAATTCAGTTAAAGGGGAAACATCTAAAGGGTTTGTAGATCCTAGTGGTAAATTCCCTAGAAAAGTATCAGAACCTGATAATAATACTAGGGCTAGAGGGGAAACATATAAAGATCCGGATGATGAAGTCATTGGGGTACATATGCCTCCCCCTAGTTATAATCCAAAATATCCATTTAATCATGTGTATGAAACACAGTCAGGTCATATTAAAGAGTATGATGATACCCCTGGATCTGAACGGATTAAAGAACTCCATAGGTCAGGGACATTTTATGAATTAAACCCTGATGGTTCTAAAGTAGAACGAATTAATGGCCCTAATTATCAATTAATAGTAGGTAATGATACTATAGAGGTTATAGGAACAGTTAATATTATCTCATCAGGGGATGTTAAAATATCTTGTGCAGGTAATTTAGATACTTATGTTGGGGGAGATATATCAATTAAAGCTGAAATGAATTGTGATATTAATATTGATGGGATCCTTAATATAGGGGCTGGTGAAAATATCAATATTAATACCTTTAAATCAGTTAATATTAATGCTAATGATGATATTAATATTAAAGCCTATAAGACGTTAAACTTAAATGCGGATGATGATATAACCATCACCTCATTAAAGAATATCAAATTAAAAGGCGAAAATATATACTTAAATGAATAAATAGATACATGGCAGAGATATCTAGAGAAATACAATATGTGGACTTGGATTTTATATTCAAGCATAACGTTAATACTGGTGACATATCATATAAAAGTGATGTATCTGCCATAAAACAAAGTGTGTTAAATATATTAAAAACTAATCATGGGGAAAAGTTATTTAACCCATATTTTGGTGCTAACTTAATATCATTCCTATTTGAAAATATTACTAATATTACTGCTGCAGCTATTGCAACAAATATTAAAGATGCAATTTATAACGATGAACCAAGAGTTAAAGTATTGAATGTTAGGGTAGCAACAAGGCCTGATAGAAATTCAGTTGACATAACAGTAACTATTCAAGTAATTTCCACTTCGGAAATATTTAATGTGGGTACAACCTTAGAGAGAATACGATGAGTACTAATAGAAGAATTAATGCTAGTGAGTTAGATTTTACAAATATTAAATCTAATTTAATAACATATATGAAGGAACAACCAGGGGTATTCCAAGACTATAACTTCGAAGGGGCAGCAATGAATACTGTCATTGACGTATTAGCTTATATCACCCATATCAATTCTGTTAATGCTAACTTCGCATTAAATGAAACGTTCCTGGATACCGCCCAGTTAAGAGAGAGTGTTGTATCCCACGCTAAGTTATTAGGTTATACCCCTAGATCTACTAAGCCATCAGTTGCATATGTAGATATTAAGATGATTAACCCAATTAATATTCAAGATGATGATGGTAACTATTTAAATCTTTCAATTGAAAGAGGTACGGTATTCACAACTATTATTGATTCCACTACTTATAATCTATTTTGTTCATCAACCTATACTACAAATATAGATGCTGATGGCAACTATATTTTTAAAGATGTTAGATTAGAACAAGGACAATTAAATACTAGAACCTATGTTTATGATGAGACTGGCTTCGAGCATTATACCTTACAAGACTATTACGTAAATACCGATTCATTAATCGTAGATATCTACGAAAGTGCTACAAGTACATCATATGATACATTTGCTAATATTCCTAATATTATTAATATCGATAGATACTCTAATACATATTTTTTAGAAGAGTCTAGAGATGGATTCTATGAAATTAAGTTTGGTGATGGTATTATTGGTCGTAGATTAAATCCAGGTAATATCATTAAAATTAATTACTCTACAGTAGGAGCTACAGATATTAATGGATCCACTCAGTTCTCATTAAATGATAGTATTAATGGAAATACCGATGTGGTAATTACTGCGGTTAGTCAAGCGGTTGGTGGTTCTCCATCAGAATCTACTGAATCAATTAAATTTAATGCTCCCTTAGGATTTGTAGCTCAAAACCGAGCGGTTACTCCAGATGATTATAGAGGTATTATTCAAAACTCCTATGGTAATGTAGATACCTTAACAGTGTGGGGTGGAGAAGATAGTATACCACCTGATTATGGTAAGGTATACATATCAATTAAACCTTTAGATGGTTTAGTATTGACAGATACCCAGAAGGCAGAAGTTATTGGGGTGGTTCTTAAACCTAAGAATGTTGTATCTATTACCCCAGTATTAGTAGATCCAGACTATACCTATATTGATTTAGATATCCATTTTAAATATAATCCTAATGTAAGTAATGCTACCGGCGCAGCCCTAGCAGAGCAAATTAGAGGTACTATTAGTAAATACAATGATGATAACCTAAAGTCTTTTGGAGGGGTATTCAGAAACTCTAATCTACTTAGGGATATCGATGATACATCAATTGCAATTGTATCTAACATCACTAGAATTACAATGCATAAAGAATTTATACCAGTCCTTGGGGAAGATAGATTATATCAATTTAGCTTTAACCAAGGATTAGCTATTAGACCTGATGGTAATTTTATAACATCATCAGAATTCATTTATAATAATGAAATCTGTACCCTACAAGATTATTATAATGATGATCAAGCCAAACATGTAATACGAATACTAAATTTAGCTGGTAAGAGTTTGGATCATGACGTAGGTTATGTTGCTCCTCTAACAGGTGATGTAGTATTAGAAGGATTTAATTTAGATTCAGTTGTTGGATTAGGTGATATATTACATATTAATACTAAACCAGCTTCAAGTGATATTAAGCCTACGCGTAATGAGCTATTAAGAATTAACTCTTCCCAAGTTACTATTCAAGGGGAAATTGATTCTATGGTCGTTGGTGGAACAGTAGCAGGTATTGGTTATACAACAGTAAGTAACTAAGATGGCAGAGAATTATTACAATATATCTTCTCACATAGATGATCTAATACCAGAGCACATTAATACTGATTACCCTGAGTTAGTTCAATTCATGAAGGTATATGCTTTATATTTAGAGCATAGAAATAAATCAGGATTCTATCTTAACCAGTTAGATCACCAACGTGATATTGACTTAATTGAAGAAGAGCTCTTAGATGAATTACAGAATGAGATTGGTATTGCAATACCTCGAACATTCTCTGCAGACCCTCGAATATTCTACCGAAGATTAGTTGAATTCTATAAATCTAGAGGTACACCAGAATCTATTCATGCCTTCTTTAATCTAATCTATAATGATGAAGTAGAGATCTATTTCCCTAAAGTAGATATGCTTATACCATCATTTGGTAAATGGTTTAATACAGATATAAGCCACTTAGAAGCTTCTCTTAATACCGCTACAAATACCATAGTTAATCGATGTGATATTCCTGAAGGGGCTACTTCCTTTGATGAACACACAAAGGAAGAATGTGAAGCTTTAAACGGAGTATTCACTAGTCAATATAAGACTTTCTATCCTACTAATACATGGACCTTAACAGTAGCTGCTAATGAAATAACACGTCATATGGTAGATGATTTAGGTTATATGCCATTGTTCGATGATGCGGTAATTGCAGTTAAAATGCCTGGGGGTAATTGGGAATTATATACAGGACATACTGAAGAGTTAGATCAAGTCCCTGATAAGTGTATATTACCGGATACTTCGGTTACATATGATATAACTGAAGAGGCATGTACTGCATTAAGTGGTACATATACCGCTAGACATATGCATACCAATTTATGTTTCCCAGAGATACTACCAATTGGTACAGTAATTTCTGCATTTAAAAAGGGTGTATATACAGAAGTAGATGGTTTCCTATCTGATAAGAAATATATTCAAGACTCATACTTTTATCAGAAGTTCTCTTATGTATTAAGAACTGGTAGAAATATTGATGATTGGAAGAGTGCATTTACAAGATTAGTACACCCTGCTGGATTCATCTTCTTCGGGCAGATTTATCTATATATTACAGCCTTAACAGATCAAACTGGATTATTTAAATATGAAGATACAGAGGCCCTTGAAGCTAGTACATATGACTTAGGTACTACCCAAGATGGTTGGTACCAACCGGGTTATCAGATTAAACTATTTAGAATTGATATCGATTTAGGTCCTATATACAGCTTACCAGGGGTTCATGATACTCCATTCGAATTCTATAATGGAGAGGGTGATACCGGTGGTGCTTTCTATCCTACTACATCTCAATTAGAAACTGCATATACTGCGGCTATTAACTTATTTCTACAGATAAAAAATGGCAGTACTCCAGACCCAACCTATCCAGAACTTGCTGCTTGGTTTATAGCCGATGATGGAACTACTGGTACTTGGAATATGGACGTCATGTCCGATGGTGACATTGACGGTTCTGATGGGTATATATTAGCCGGCCTGCTTGTTTGGTTACAAACAAACGGAGCATCTGGATTAGATCCAAGTAATGCATTATATGTTAAAGGGCAGGCCCTCTTTGATTATAGTGCCACATGGTTATTCAATCACTGGGGGTGGTCAACAGGGGCAGGAGCAGAGACATTCTTACTTCCTAAGGGTACCCTTATACAAGCTGATACTTATATTGAGAAATCATTTGTTAGACCAGGCTCAATTGGGTTTGACTATTTAAATGATGGTTCAATTGAACTACGTGAAGTAGTATATAATGAGAGTTTATTAGGTAAAACTATCGGCTTTAAAGACCATTTTGAAAATACTAAATTCTATAATCCTCGCCCTATAGGTGAATTTGGAACATTAACTTTTGAAGATGCTATAAATAAACGTATAGGTAATATACAGATAGGTGCTCAAGTCACCGAAGCAACAATTTAATTAGGAGTAACTTACACAATGCCAGCAATTATAACAAGCAAATTTAGATTAGACACGACTGGAAAGTTTGTTAATAGTATTACCACTTCAGGTGGAGATACATATTATATGGGATTAGGTCATCCACAAAACTGGACTGATGAGTCTTTAGCTCCAAGCCCATATGAAAATGATGTGACTAGTAATACTACATGGCAGAATATGTATGCCATGAAAGAAATAGCTTCGGAAGAAATATCATTTGCTACCCCTAATCATGCATGGATCAGTGGTACATTTTATGCAGCATATGATGACAGAGATGTTAATATTGAAGGTAAAGAATTCTATATTAATACCCCTGCAAATAACATCTATCTTTGTATAAGAGGTGGCCAAGGTTCATCAGTTAATAATCCAGATGATCATGCTGATGCAATGACTACTTCTAATATTGAAACAGCTGATGGTTATATATGGAAATATCTATATACTGTTGATAATACATCTAGTGACCGATTCTTAACTGCATCATTTATCCCAGTAAACTATTCTACAGCGGGTGGTGGTACTAACGAAAATATTAACCAATGGAATGTACAACAAGCCGCGGCTAATATTAAGGGATCTATCTTTAATATTATTATTGATAATGGTGGAGCTAATTTTACATCTGCCCCTACAATTACAATTGATGGTAATGGCGATAGAGATACTAATGGTGATCCAGACTTTTCTGCCACTGCTATATTAGGTACTGGTGTTAATAGTGATAAAGTTGTAGAAGTTACTATTACTAATCCAGGTAAAAACTTCTCAGCAGCTAATATAGGATTTAGTGGTGGTGGCGGTGATGGTTTAGCTATGCACCCTGTTATAGGCCCTAAAGATGGGTTTGGTGCTGATGCAAGAGTTGACTTAAGAGCCCATTATGTAGCTATTCACTCACAATTCAATGGTACTGAAAATGCTGATCTACTAACAGCAAGTTCATTTAGACAAATAGCATTAATTAAAAATCCAATTGATGTGGCTACATCAGCAGTTGCTGAAGGTAATGCTTATACTGTGTGTAGTGCATTAGCTATAGCCCCAAGTGGAGCATATGCTGCAGGAGATATTATTCAAGGTAGTGGTTCAGCGGCAAAAGGTATAGTAGTAGAATTTAAGAATGATACTATATATTATATACAAACTGATACCACTGGTTATACCCCATTTGATGTAAATGATACCTTAGCAATAGTAGCGGCCGATGGTACAGCTACTGGCGCCCATGCAATTGCAACTAGTGGTCTTATAGCCCCTGAAATTGTTCATAGATCTGGTGACGAAACTATTCGTTTGGTATTAGCATTTTAAATTAGGAATTAGCAAATGGCAATTAAGTTTAATATTGAACCATATTGGGATGATTATAATGTAGCTGGGGTTGATGGTTTAAGCCCTAGAGAAAAGTATAATAAGATCCTATTTAGACCAGGTCATGCGCTTCAAGCCCGTGAGCTTACTCAACTTCAATCAATGCTTCAAAATCAAGTATCATCTGTTGGTGATAACTTGTTTAAAGAAGGTATGTTGGTTGTTCCTGGCCACGTCCATGTTCATACCAAGATTGCATATATTAAAATTGCAGCTGGTACTTTAACCCTTACTGACTATAATGATCTTAAAGGTTTAACTATAACTGATGGAGCAAGTTCAGCTAAGATTATTCATGCTGAGACTGCAGTAGATCAAGATCCATTAACATTATATGTTAACTATATTTCAGGTGATAATATATTTGCTTCTGGTGCTGCATTATCAGGTACTGATTTAAACGGAGATGCATTTACCCTTAATAGTATTACAACAGACGCTATTGGCTATGGTTCATTAGTATCAGTTGATGAAGGTATTTACTACATTAAGAAACACTTTGTAGTAGTATCTGCAGATACTATCATATTAAATAAGTATAATTTTAATGTATCAGCTGACGTAGGTCTTAAGATCACTGAAAGTATTGTTAATTCAGGTTCTGATATATCATTAAATGATAATGCTTTAGGTACCCCAAATGAATCAGCTCCAGGCGCCCATAGATATTCAATTCGCACGCAGTTATCTAAACAAGATTTAAATGCTTCAATAGGTAATTTTGTATTACTAGCGAGAATCGATAAAGGTATATTACAACCTGAAGCTAGAATCGAATATAATATTTTAGGCGATACATTAGCGAGAAGAACATTTGACGAGAGTGGTAATTATACAATCAATCCATTTCCAGCTTCTATTAGAAATGATGTAAGAGGTTATGAAATTCAAACATTAGAAACAGTTAATGTTACCTTTAATAAAGCACGTGAATCAGCTTTAGCTAAGAACCAAATTGCTCCAATTAATTTTAGTAATTACTTCGAAGTTTCTAGTATGGCTGGTTTTCCAGATATAGTAACATTCGGAAGTATTAATCTTAAAGAGAATACTACTACTATTGGTACAGTTAAAGTTAGATCGATAGAACCTGCTGCTACTTCAGGTAATCATATATTACACATCTTTGATTTAAAATTAAATTCTGGTAAAACTGTAGCTAATGTAACTAGTATTGCTGGTGGCACTTTAACTGCAACACTAGTAGGCGCTGCAACTGGTGATGATACCTTATTATTCCCCCTCCCATTTTCTAGAGTTAAGACATGTGACACTATTGTAGATCCAGATAATACTCTTAATGATGTATTTGACTATGACTATTCAGCTACTGTAGTTGATGAATGTACTACTGTTGGTGGTGGATTAGATGGAGTATTTAGTGTTAAATCAGTGGCTTATGAAACATTTAAAGAATTTACTACAGGCCAAACTAATTATATCGCAGTTGTTAATGAATTAGCTGGTGAGATTTTAACCTTGCAAACTACAGACGCAACGGTAGCTAATTATATTGCATTTACTGGAACAGCTGCTGACCGTAAACAAATTACAATATCTAATTTATCTACTACTATACAAGGCAAGACTATTAAATTGTTTGCGCCGGTTACTAGAACATTAGCACATGGATCAAAAACTTTAACAACAGGTTCTGTTCAATTTGCAGGAGTTAATTTAACTGATCTTAATAGTGGATCAGCACTATCCCTTAATAAATGTGATATTATTAAATTAACATCAATTACTGAAGATTCTACTGGTGATGATATTACTAAACACTTTGATTTAGATAACGGTCAACGTTCAGCTTATTATGGCCCTGGATTAATTTCATTAGATATTAATACTAACTATACCCTTACAGGAGATATCACTGTTAACTTTGACTTCTTTACCCACGAAGCTGGTAAAGACTTCTTTACAATTGATTCATACCCAGCAGGCTCATATGAAGATATTCCAAGCTTTAACGGTGTTGAATTAAGATCAGCAGTAGACTTTAGACCAAGGGCTACTGATACTTCAACCGAAGCTTTAGTAACATTTGATAGTGATGGAAGTTCAATATGTCCTAAAGAGAGCTCACAGTTTAAAACAGATATCCAATATTACTTAAATAGAATTGATCGAGTATACTTAGATAAGGATGGTAAATTTGGAGTACTTGAAGGGGTAAGTGAATTAAATCCTGAACTACCAGCCACCCCTAAAGAGTCTATGGTATTATATAACCTATTTGTACCAGCTTATACATTAGACCCATCTGAAGTTAATATCCAAGTATTGGATAATAGAAGATATACGATGAGGGATATTGGTAATATCGAAAGTAGAGTTGATAGATTAGAATATTATACTGTGTTATCTTTATTAGAAAAAGAAGCAGCGGATCAGCAAATGTTTGATAAATTTAAGAGTGGATTCTTAGTTGATTCATTCCAATCTACTAATGTAGCTGACGTACTAAGCCCAGAATATTCTGCAGGTATTGACCGAAAGAATTCATTGCTAAGACCTTTATTTTCTGAAAGTAATGTAGGTTTAACCTTAAATGAATCTACTTCTACTACTGGAGTAAGAACTGGTGATATCGTAACATTACCATATACAAATGCAGCATTATTAGATCAGCAACAATATTCAGGGGCGGTTAACGTTAATCCTTATGAAGTATTTAACTGGACTGGTACTCTAAAACTAAGCCCATCATCTGATGAGTGGAAAGATATTGATCGTAGACCTGATGTAAGAATTAATAATGATGGCGTTTATGATGCTATGTTAAAGAGTGTTACAGCATCAACTGCTACAGGTACAATATGGAATTCATGGGAAACTAACTGGACAGGTAAGCAAACCCATAAAGAAAATATGAGAGGTTCTACTGGCTTTAATAGTATAACTTCTGATAAAGGTCAAAATAGAACAGGTATTCAAACAACGATTGGTACTGATACTATTATTGAAAGTGTTGGGGATAGAGTTGTAGAAATTAACTTTGCTCCATTCATGAGATCAAGATTTATATCATTTGAAGGAACTAGATTAAGACCTGATACTCAAGTATATGCTTTCTTTGATGGCGTAGATGTATCTGATTGGGTTAATATGGTAGATCTAGATAACTTAGATGCTACATTTACTGCAATGAAACAAAATGCAGAAGTAACTGGTATTAATGGTGAGGCTGGAAATCCATTAGGTGGGGCTGGTACACTTACTACTGAAGCTAATGGTAGTATTAAAGGATCATTCTTTATTCCTAATAATGAAGCTTTAAATTTTAGTACTGGTAATAAGACTTTAATATTAACATCTTCAAGCACAAATAGCCAAACAGGTGATAATACAACATCTGCTACAGCAAATTATATCGCTAAGGGATTAATTGAAACGGTAGAAGCAGTTTCAATTGCCACTAGAGTACCTGTAGTACAAAGACGTCGTTTAGATGAATCACGCGTGGTTAATACAACAGATAGACAATGGACAGTTGATTATTCAGATCCATTAGCCCAGTCATTTGTAGTTGGTATTGATGGGGGAGCATTTATTACCTCATTAGAACTATACTTCGAAACTAAAGATATTACTGAAGTGCCAGTACAAGTTCAAATTAGAGAAATGGAAAATGGAGTACCAACCCAACGTGTTGTCCCATTTGCTGATAAGACTTTAGATTCAGGGGATGTGAATATACCTGATACAGTTACACCTAATCCATCAACGGTATTTACCTTTGATTCCCCTGTTTATTTACAGAACGGTGTCGAATATTGTTTTGTTATTATGGCTAACTCAGCTGAGTATAGAGTTAAGTATGCTGGCATGGGCGAAGATGATGCTGACGGTAATAGAATCTCTAAGCAACCACATAATGGTGTTATGTTTAAATCGGCTAATGCATCTACATGGACCCCTGATCAAAACAAAGACATTACATTTAAAATGAATCGTGCGGTATTTGCACCAAGTGCCACAGTATATTTAGAAAATGATATAATTCAATCTCGAGCATTAAGAGAAGATGCTTTCCAAACAGTTAATGCATCTAATGATATTATTGTATCTCATAGCAATCATGGCATGACCACTGGTGAAACAGTATCAGTATCATATGATGCTACCACCGGTACAGTTGGTGGTATACCTGATACAGAAATTAATAAAGACCATGTAATTAAAAATGTAACTCGTGATAATTATACTATTACATCAGATACAACTGCAGCTAATACTGATGGTATCTTTGGTGGTAAGGGTATTAAAGCATCAGAGAATCTTGCGTGGAATATATTATATCCAACAATACAAGAAGTAACGTTACCTAATACTAGTACGGCTTGGAGTATTATGGGTAATACCCTTATAGCAGATAACGATTATGATGTAGATACTACATGGTATCCAATGATTGCTAATACTAATACTGCCCATGCATATCCTCAAGCAGTCTTAGCAGGATCAACTAAGACCCTTAAATTTAAGGGAATATTATCTACAGAATCTGATAACATATCACCTATAATTGACTTGCATAGATTATCTGCTATTACTATTAGTAATCGTATTAATAATCCTAATAGTTCTATTACTGAAGAGGTATCTGCAACAGCAGGTACAGCCTTAGCTAAATATGTAACTAAAGCAGTTCAATTAGAAGAGAATTCAAATAACTTAGATATATATTTAGATGTTAATGTACCATCAGGTACAGATATAAATGTATATTATAAAACAGCAGTAGATGCTACTGGATTTAGTGGGGCTAATTGGACATCGATATTACCTTCAGATAGAAATGGTAATACTATTGCTATATCTACTCCAATAAATATTGATGATTTTAAAGAATATTCATATAAAGTTACTGGTAGTAGTTTTACTCTATTTGCAGTTAAGATTGTATTTTTAAGTGGTAGTAGTAGTAATATTCCTACATGTAAGAGATTAAGAGCAATCGCGTCCCTTGATGTATGATACCAGTAAAGGGGAGAGCTAATTTATATCGTGATCCAAGTTCGGGAGCTATTATAAATAGAGATAACGGGGCAGCGCATGCTGCACGGGAAGCTGCTTCCAAAAGAAAATTAAATGAGCAGAGAATAACTAAATTAGAAGATGATATAGATGATATAAAATCTATGTTAAAATTATTATTAGAGAATAGGTAATATGGCTATAATTAACATTGCAAAAACTGATACTTTCGAAGATTGGCGTTCTGGCACTAATTCATTAGGGACTATTGTTGGAGATATATCCGCTAAAGATACAAATAGTGGAACAGAACCTGATATTATTACTACGATTAATAATCTTAGGGCTGAAACTGATAATAATTATGGGTGGATTGGTTTAATGGCTAATCTATTTAATGCCCCTAACTATAGTTTATCTGATGGTACATTAGATGGAACTACTAGTAGTTATACTAATTTAACAGAGGCTGCTAATAGACTTAAAACTGATGCAGATACTAGACAGGCTGAAATAGGTAATGTCCATACCTTAACTCATTATAGTACTTATCCAACATTAGTTGGTACATTAAATTCACATGATTCTAGATTAGATACTGCAGAGAGTGGTATAGGTATTATTGGAAATTTAGATCCATTATTACTTGTAGATATAACAGATCAAACTAGTGCACATGCTACCGATTTAGTAACAGCAGTCAATGCTAATACTGATTATATTGGGCAAATAGCAATTGCTGCTGGTATTACATTAACAACTACATTCGCTCAAGTTTATGATGGATACCCTATAACAGGTATATCATCTGTATCTGGCGCGTTAAATAGAGACTATGCTAGATTAAATACTATTAATAATTTAATTGGGGGTACGCAAACTGCTGGTGATACAATTGCATTTGCTGGAGCCGACTTATATGGAACACATACGTCAAACTAATTCATTATGGGATGGTACAGATAACCAAACATTAATTGGCGCCCTTAATAACCATGAGGCTAGATTAGATACTGAAGAGAATAATATCGACCTTTTACAAGGGGATGTTGGTACTTGGAGTAACTTCGATGGAACAGAAGCAACAATTACTGAAGCCCTTGATGCCCATAAAGATCAATTAGATTTAGTAGATACTACATATGTAAATGCCTCTGGTGATTCTATGACGGGAAATTTAAATTTCTCTGCGGCTAAAGGTATATTTAGTTCATCAACTGGAGCTACAACATATCTTCATATAGGACATAGCGCTAATACTATTCGTATTAATGGTGCAGATATGGTTGGTATTGGTAAGAATGCTCATGATCTATGGAAGGTAGATGTATCTGGTACATTAAACGCCACTGATCTTAAGATAGGTGGAGAATCATTAGATGATAGATTCTTAGAGGTTAATACCGTTTCTGGTTGGGATGAAGTTGGAGCCCAAGTTAAATTTAATAACAATGTCACATTTGCTGATGAAGTTAAGATTGGCACTGAAACTATATATCATTCTGCTTCTACATTTACTGAAACGGTACAAGATATCTCTGGTACTATGTTTACAGGTAATACTGAATCAGGTGGTATATCTGCTGTTTATGATGATGGAACTGGTAAAGTCACCTTAGCAATTGCTAATAACGGGCATACCCATACTACAGGCAATATTACTGGTCTTGCTGAATATATTCAAGATACTGCAGGTGGTATGTTTACAGGTAATACTGAATCAG